AAGCAGCACTTCCCATGCCTCGAACCCCTCCATCGAATGCGGTTCGCTTTTGATGTAGGGGCATAATGGTTCGCCCGTTTCGTTTAGCTCGCCTTTGCTACACGGGAGGGCTTCGTCGTGGCATGTTCTGCAATATCCTGACCCGCCGCCGAAGTGCCATTTACAACGAGCCCAGAGACGTTTCCCTCCGCGTCCAGCAGGGAAAGTGAAGCGGTGTATTTCTTCCAGAAATCCTGCGCGATGAACCAAATATCCATGAGATCGTTCACGGCTTGATCATTCACCACCGCAGGCGCATCACCCGCGCTGTTCAACACGCCTTGCCACTCGATCACCGCGCCGCGTGCCATTGCCTTGATAAGCAACGCTTCCGAAAGCCCGTGGCGGGTTTCTTCGTCGTCCACATCAGGCAAATCAGATACATCCGCGCCGACTTCCGTGCGGGATTTACGTTCTTGCCGCCAGTCGGTGATCTGCTTGATGACGGAAGACTGCGCCGCACTCATAATGGCGGTAGAAAGTGGCCGCACTTTGAGTTTCACTTCGGCAGGCAAATCGAGCCAATACGGTTCTTTTTGAAGATTCAATCGTAGCATAACACCTCCTTATGGGTAGCTGGTGACATCGTTTTTCAAAACGACGGTGACGGATTTACTGAGTGCGTCGTCATAGACGGCCTGCCAGTTGAAGCTGGCCTGCACGCCGCCTGGTCCCGACACGGGGATGCGCGGTCGCGGCAGATAAACTTCGTGGAATGTCCAGGTGAGTGAGAAGTTGTTCCCGTCTAATCCCGCCAGCTTGTAGGCAAGCTCCAATTCAATGGCGGTGTTGTTGATCGCGTCATCCACCAGCGTGGTGTCGGCAAAGCGCACGTCAATGCTGCCATTCACATTGATGATGGTGGGGTCAACCGCTTCAATCAGCCCATCATTGCGGATGGTCGGCACCGCCTGCAATCCGTTCGAATAGGTGAACTGTGCGCCCGTGATATTGGCCAGCGATGCACCATTGCGCTTGATCGAGCCGTTGAACTGGCTGAATGGCTTATATACGCGACTGGTGGGCGTGCCGCCTTGCGTGGATGCAAAGCGCGTTTCCCCTTGAGCGATGATGTTAAGGGTAGCGTTCGCTGCACCTGAACGCTGGAAATTCAATGCCATACTTCCCAACATGCAGCCTGTATGCACGAAATAAGCTGGCACATTGGCATGACCGATTTCCGCCGCGAAGGATGGAAGGCTTGCCGCGCCGCTGACAAAAGTGTGCGTGAAGCCGCCGCCTGAGAGCGTTGCACCGCTTGCCACACCGTTGGCATTGCCAGAAGCCAGCGTGAAGTTGTTGCCCGTCGCCCCCAGCGTATCATGCACGATATTGAGCTTGGTGCCGCCGCCGTTGGAATAAGTGGCAGGCGTGATGCTGGCGTTGACCGAAGCGTTAAGGTCAGTTGCCAGCTGGGTGAGCGTAGCATTCAGGTTCGCGCCGATATTGGTTTGCGTACCCGTCGCACCCGAGGCAACGAAAGTCCACGTCACCCCGTTAATGGTGATGGTATGGGTTGCGCTTGGGTTTGCGGTGAAGGTGATGTCACCCGTTGCCGCCACGCCAGCCGATACAGGGTTGCCGAGTAGCAGTTGCAGCCAGCGGCCAAAGTCGCGGCCTTCCACTGGCACCACCAGATTGCCTTCGTCGTTAATCACATCACGGAACGGCGCACGCGGTTCGCGGCCTTGCCCGAGAAGGTCAGAGGAAAGCAGGTTTTGCTCCGCGCTTAAGTCCGAAGACACAAACGCGAACTTTTCCCAGTTACCAGTGGGTTTCACACCGTAAGTGGATTCTTTCAAGGCAAGCAACGTCGCTGCCGAGCCATAGGATCGAGCCATAAGATTTACTCCTGATTAGGGTTGGTTAATTGAGCGGGTCGGATGTGAAGTAGCGCACCATCACCTGCACCGTGGCGGCGCGAACGCTGGCAGCTCCTTCAATCGGTTCGTCTTGAAACTCTGGTGATCTGGCCTCGACCCATTCGGCAAGCCCATCCAGTGTGCGGTTGCTTGTGATGACTCCGCTTAATGCCACCAGCAGCACGTCTAGCAGCGCGTCGCGGGTGGCAGGGTCAGGGTTTTGCACCAGCACTTCCACCGTCACCAAATGTTCGTAAATGTAGGTGAGCGGCGAAAGCAGCACTTCGGGGTCTTGGGCGATACCATCACGCATCACCATCATGCCGTTTGTTGGCACTTGCTCGGGCTTATCGAGGTTGCGATAGACCTTGAGCGTGGCTGTTTCGAGCGTTTTCAGTTTGGTGAAAAGCCGATCCAGCACCTGTTCACGTTTGCTCGGCATTGGGGGATACCTCTTTCCAATTCTTCAAAATGGTTTGTGGCAGCTGGCCTTCGCGAGCGTTCACCACGGATTGATAATCCAGACGCTTTTTGAGCTTCACTTGCGGCACCAGCAGAAACATCACCACCGTGGTGAGGCCGCGCCCTGATTTGAGCGCGGATTCACTGGCTTTGCGGAAACCACCGCGCTTGCCCGTGCTGGCACGCAGGGAATCCACCACCAGCAGGGAGATTTTCCCTGGGCGATAGACAAAGCGCAGCCGCCCCAGCGAATGCTCGGGGAAGTTTGACGGGTTAATCCGCTTTCCACCCACACCGCGCTTCGGAGCGGCTTCGGTGGGGATTGCCAGAAAGAACCCATCTTTGCTTTTGATGAGCGCACCTTCATTGAAAGCGCGGATCAGCTTCGGGGCTTTGGAAAATACCCAGCCCGCCGCTGAAATAGATTTCTGGCCTTTGGGATAGAGCTTGGCTTGCCAGCTTTTGGCGAGCTTATTACCCAACCCTGCACCCGTCACTTGCCCCCGCAGGTCGTTCTTTATGCGTTCGGTCACCTCCGCCACGCCAGCAGTGACGGCGGCTTCCGCCGCCGCCTTTTGCTGCTCCATAAACTTATGAAGGTTTCCCGTGATAGCTGCTTCAATCCGCATAACAATCGACCTGCCAGATTAACCGCTCTGGGTCGCGGCGCGGCCTTGCTTGCGTTTTGTAGGTGATGCCGTCGATCATGAACTGGTCACCAGGCACGATGGTGGGGCAGTCAGAGACTTGGACTTCCACCACAAGGGTGGGAGTTTCAATCACTGACCCGCCCACATCCTGAAACACGTCTGGCGCACGAGTAATCACGCGCACCGAACGGTTCGCACCTAACATTGGCAAGAAAAAGGCTGGCTTTGACAGATTGCGGTCGTTGAAAAGAGCCTGAATCGCTGTGTCAAAAGCAGTCATTAGCTAATGTACGCAGAGTTCAGGCGCACGTTGCCCACCGTATCGCCCGAAGCAGCGGCAGCGGTAGCAACCCCGATTAGCTTGTTCGTAGCAACTGTGGTGGTGCAGTTACGCGCCGCGTTGTCCCAGTAGATTAACGCGCCGACTGTCCATGCAGCACCCGTTGCTTTCGTGAGGGTGAACACGCCGTCGGTGATCGCCTCCACCTCGGTGCTGATGGCGGCATCACCTGATGCCACACCAAAGAGGGAACCAACCAATAAGCCTTGACCAGAAGTCAGGGCATACGGGGCTGTGAGGGTCAGAGTTTTGCCCTCCATTACAAAGTTCTTCATAGGATTCTCCTTTTTTAGATACAAAAAAAGCGGCTCAAGAGCCGCTGGGTTACGTCGTCAGTTGGGAAAGGCTTATGCGCCTGGGTTTCTCCAGAAGCCGCGCCAGTCAATCGCTTTAGCCGCGAAATCGAGGCGTGCTTTCAGTTCCACACCATCGACATCAAAGCCAACACGACTTTCGAGATACACGCCTTCCTGACCTTCGAGATACGCATATTCAATCGTATCAATCTGGGCAGGATCTGCGGCGAGATACCAAGAAATTGCCGAAGCCGCATCGAGGCGCGGTTCTGCGATCACCTGCAATTTATTAGCAAACGGATTGTAGTCGCTGCTCTTGGTGTAGATGATGTTGGTCTGCGTCACGAACTGTTCGGCCACGGTTTCAATGGCGGCAGGCACAAGAAGATACTTGGCCATGACGTTGATAAAGCGTCCGTTCAAGCCTTTCTGCTTCCGCATACCCGCACGACCATCGCCCAGCGTTGCCACGCTGATGACTGCGCCAGCACCTGCAAGGTTGCCGTGGTTGGCATGGAACAAGGCTGTTCCGTCACCCATCGTCGGGTTGCTGGTGATGATGCCCCATACCGTATCGCTTTCAAGGTCTGCGGCGGCACGGCCAAACATTTCAGGCAAGCGCGTGAATGCCCCCAGATCATCGTTGATGATGGTCTGACGGGTAACAGCCACGACCTTGCCGTAAGTGGCAAGCGCGTATTGTTCCCGTGCTTCACCCACCGTGCCGCGTTTGAATTCGCCCGACTCGTTCACCTTATCCAGCGAAGGCGCATCGCCCAGCTGTGTGCGTGCGATGGTCTTGAAATCGGGGTTGGTGGTTTGGCGGGAAAACCCTTTGAAGGTTTGCGGTGACG